AATAATAATCCCCGCACAAGAAAAAATCAATACTTAATTTTATTTAATTGTTGACAATTAAAGCGGTTTAATGTATTATTGTCTTAGATCGGACATATTGTCACAAATCGGAAAAATATAATATATTATGGGCGAAATGCCGAATATAACCGCAGAAAACCGAGAACCAGACGGCAGATTTGCAGTAGGCAATCCTGGCGGACCTGGACGTCCCCCTCGTGGTCAAGCCTGGGCAGACATTCGCAATGAAATTCTCTCCGCATCAAAAGTAAAATTATCGATTACTGTGCCTGATAAGGACGGAATGAACCGAACCCGTGTTTTCGATTTAGCGGTTGGTGAAGAAAAAACGATTCGTCATGCAATCATTATAAGGCAAACACAAAATGCATTATCCGGTGATAACGACGCGATCCGAGACTTAATGAACCGAGAAGAGGGTATGCCGCATCAGGCCGTAAACCTTGGCGGACAGTCTGACAATCCATTAATCGTTTCCGATATTTTCAAATTTAAAATTGTTGATGCCAATGATACCAATAAGCCGGAAGCAGGCGCAATTTCTACAGAGCAACAAAAGGACGGTGATATTCAGGGCGGGGATCCGGTCGGGTAAAACATGGATACTGTGCTATAAGGCTCTTGAATATGCATTTGCAAAGCGCCGATTCTGTATAGTTTCGTTTTCTTATCCTATCCTTCGGGACGTTTGCATGTACACAATGGGTAAAATCCTGACAGAGCAAGCGCCATATCCTCATAAATTTTACTCATCTGATAAACTTTGCGTTGTAAATAATATAGAAATACTTTTTAGGTCGGGCGATCAACCGGATACATTGCGAGGACTTTCCCTTGATGGATTTGGAATTGATGAAGCGCGTGAATTTAAGGACCGCTCAATTTATGACATTATGATAGGGCGGCTTTCAAACAGTAGAAACGCGCAAGGATTTATAACTACTTCACCAAAGGGGAAAAATTGGTGTTTTGAATTGGAATCACAGCCGGAAATTGAAACTATAATTCAGCGCACAAGCGAAAATCCTTTTCTGCCAAAAGAATATATCACCTCTCTTAAATCATCCTATACGACAAATTTTCAGCGACAGGAATTAGATGCGGACATTGTGGAGTTTGGTGCAGGGATAATCAATGCGGAATGGTTTAAGTTAATTGAATATATGAAGCCAGATATTTCCAAAAATAGAGCGGTCCGCTTTTGGGATTTAGCCGTATCAATCAAAACATCTGCCGATTTTTCAGCCGGGGCATTGTGTTCATTTCAAAATGATCGATTTGTAATTCATGATATTGTGCATGGTAAAATGGAATACCCGGATTTACGGAAAAAAATAATTGAGACAGCACAACGAGATGGAAGCGATACGGTTATATGTGTTGAAGAAGCTGGACAACAGCGAGGATTTATTGATGATTTGAAAAGGCTTGATGAACTTCGGCCTTATACTATCATGGCGCAAAAGCCAGAAGGTGATAAATTAAATCGCGCTATGCCGTGGGCATCAAGGGCGCAACTTGGAAACGTGCTTGTATGTCGCGGAATGTGGAATAAGGATTTTTTTGATGAATGTAATGATTTTACGGCAGATGATAGCCATGTTCACGATGATCAAATAGATGCTGTAAGCGGGGCATATCAAATGCTTTGTTCTGGCGCGTTCGTTCTCCCCGGAGCCTTTTCCGTATGATATGTCAAAATATTATTATTATCATTTCAGTTATCATGCTTGCATTAATATTATTTATTCCGTTGTTCTTATTGTCAATGGATTTAATTAAGCGATTGCCGTCGCTTGCTACTTATAAACATTATTGGGAGCTATTTATTGTTACTGTTTATGTCCCCGTCTTATGGTTTGCTTCCTGCATATTAATTAAAGTATTATTGCATTTTATGAAGGGACCGTTAATATGGGGATCATAACGGATTTTGTTAAAATGAATCTTAACCCGCAGTTATCAGGCGAAAATAATATGCGTTCAAATATGGATGAACTTGTACCGCTTATGTATACGGCAATGGGTTATTTCGGATACCAGCCTCCGCAGACATTTTACCAGCTTGTCAACTCACTTTCTTCTTGGGAATTTATCGCTAATGACAAAATAGCAAGAACAATTGCGAGTTTACCTATTATAATACGGGCAATGCAAAAGAAATCATCCAGAAAATTTTGCACTTATGCCGAAGCTAAATACCACAAGACAACTATGGCAAAGATGAACCGAGTAAAACGGTTTTACTATATGAAAGATGCCGGTCTATCTATTGTGGAGATAACCGATCACCCGTTTTACGATCTTATGAGAACACCGAACGCGATTGATGTGCGTTTTACTTTTATGTACGCTACCGCAATGAGGATTGAATTGGCTGGAACATGCGGTTGGTATAAAGTTTATGGCAAGGATAATTTGCCTATTGAATTATGGCCGCTTCCGTTGACATGGACGGGTGAACTTAAGCCCGTGCCTGATACGCAAACGATCATCGGCGGATATTTGTACATGGATGGGAATATCAGAGAGACATTTAAGTTAAATGAAATTCTCTATATCCGTTTGCCGCATCTTAAGGGTCCGTGGGAAGGCATGAGCGCGATTAAATCTCAAATGTATCCATATTCCATTGATGACCAACAGCAAAAACAGATGTATAATATATTCAAGAATCAGGCCATGTTCGGGAATGTATTTGCAACTGATAAAGATTTAGTCAAAACACAAATCGATGCAATCCATGAACAATTAGCAAGTACATATCAAGGCGCAAAAAATGCAGGGAAAGCCCTTGTCCTTCATAGTGGATTGAAACAGGAAAAAGGGCTTCAAACTACTTTCCGTGACCTAATGGTTGATGTGATAAATGAGAATGTACGCGATAAAATGCTTTCCTCGCATGCTATAAGCCCTTCAAATGTCGGCATGACAAAATCGAGCAACCGAGCAAATATGGAATCAGCGCAAGAGTCGTTCTATACTGATTGTATCACGCCGCGTATTATGCTCATTGAGGAGCATATCGAACAAAAGCTATTGCCTGAATATGATGATGGATTTACTTGTGATTTCGAAATACCAGCTTTCGAAAACGCCAACGAAAAGCGGGAGCAGGAAGACAGTGACATAAAGAACGCTGTTCTCACTCCTGATGAAGTCCGTATCAGTCGAGGATTAGAATCTGACCCGTCTATCGCTGGCGTGCGGTTTGTATCAAATACTATGGTTGCCATAAAAGACGGTAAGGTTGATGAGGATTTATCGCCGCCCAAGCCCGCGCCAGTTCCGTTTGGCGGAGAACCGAAACCAGAAGACGCAAAAGAACCAGTTAAGCCGAATGAGCCTAAACCGCCAAAGACCCCTGAGAAATCAATCAAGGCATTCGCCCGTGATTCATGGACACCTGAACGCAAAGCCGCCGAATGGAAGGCCGCAGATGCACGCATAACCGATAAATACGAGCCGATCATCCGCAAGGTTATGCAAAAGCACTTTGCTGAACAGCGAGCTTTTGTTCTTAAATCGGTCGAATCGGAATTTAAAATTCTTTCCGGCGTGCTCAATGGCATGGGAATAAATCGTAAACGCCAATGGATAGCGGAGAACAAGGACAAGGTACAAAAGGCCAATATTGACAAGACGGATTGGACGGCGAAGCTTAAGGGTGATCTTAAGCCCGCTATGAAGGAAGTGACGCGCAAGGCCGGGGAGTTCTATGCCGAACGTCTTGCCGATCACGGATACGCAGATGAGGAGTTCACGTTCAACCTGGGCGATCCGGACGTAAAGCAATGGCTTGGTGACAAGCTGGAAGCAACGGCAACGGAAGCAACGCAGACTACATACGACGCGATTTCGGATGCGCTCAAGGAAGGATATGGCGAGGGCGAAACGGTTGCGAAATTAGCCGAACGAATAAACACCATTTTCGACAACGCAAATATTACCCGGTCAAACCTCATAGCGCGAACCGAATGCACGGCGGCAAACAATAAGGCGGATATTGAAAGCGTGCGCCAAGCCGATCTTGAAGACACGCTTCAAAAGTTTTGGATAGATCAACAGGACGCTAATGTCCGGGAATCTCACGCGCAAGCCGGTGAAGATTATTCAAGTGATAATGCGATTGAAATTGATGATGATTTTGAGGTAGGTGATTCGAAAACAGATGCCCCAGGCGATACAGGAGATCCTGGGGAAGATTGCAATTGTCGATGTACGCTTGGCTATGTGGAGAAGAAAAAATGAATCAAATAGTTTCACGCGACCAGTTTTTGACTTTGCTTAATGAGGATTTATCTCTTGAATATTCCGCTGCTATACAATACAAGCAGCATGCCGCAGTAATCGACGGGTTATATGCCGCCTTTGCCAGTGAATTGGAAACGCATGCGGGTGAGGAGTTAGGCCATGCCAAACAGCTTTCAGATCACCTGAATTATCTTGGCGTAATACCAACTGCGAACGTAGGTGAACGAAAAGGTTCTCCGCTTTCCGTAGAAATGTTGCAACAGGATTTAGCAGCGGAGAATGTAGCAATTGCTCGATATGCCGAACGGATAGCGCAAGCGAGGATGATGCAGGACTTCGGTACAGAAGCAATATTGCTTGGAATATTGGAAGATGAACAATCTCACGCGAACGATATAGAAACATGGCT